TCGGACGCGAGCTAAGATTGGCCGGACTATTACTGCCAACCAAGGACAACGTCATAGTCGTAAACTGCATTTCAAGGTTCTTGTAGTCGTCGCTGTCGCGTGGGAACACGGCCCGCACCGGTTTGCATTTTTCAAAGATTGGGGTCAGCCGCGTTTCGCTGTAGCTGCGGGCAAGGTCGGCGTTGGGCATAACCAGTAGGGCTGGCGCAGGGTCGTTGGCGATCCGATACGCCAGCCAGATCGCCAGCGTCAGCGTCTTTCCGGTTTGGCTGCCCCAGCAAAGCGTTACCGTATGGACGCCAGGGTCCGTTAAGGCCTCCAACACCCCGCGCACGTATGGCGTGTAGGTCGTGCTGTAAAGACCGGGCCGAGCGGTCAGTCGTCCATCCAGATAGATGCTTTGCTCCGCCCACTCAATAACGCTTGGCGGTTTTTGATAATGCCAGCGGACCTTGGCCCGCCGCCGGAGTTCTGCTTGCGCCTTGGTCACAGCGCGGCCTCAACCTGCCGCATAATTTGCCCAACCTCGTTTTCAATTTCGCCTTCCACCTCGGCGGCCGGGCGGTTGCCGCAGATAGGAGCCAGCCGCTTGGCCATGCCCTTAAGTAGGGGGACTAGCGCGTTGTCCCGCGCAGCCAGTATTTTGTCGGCTTCGTCCACGGTAACCATGGTACCTTCAGCCTTATCGATGTCCGGCCGGTCGCCCTTCATCCGGCGCAAGGCCTCGACCACCTTAGTGTAGTTAGAGATCAGTTCAGATCTGTCCGCCCTGGTGCCATCTTTTGCACTTTCCCCGAGGCTGGCGGCCAGGTCCTCAAGTCTTTTGATTTCAGCATCCAGCCCCCCACCTTTTGCGTCGACCAGAGGCTTGGCCTGAACGGATTTTTTGTTTCGATAAACCGTGCGCCTAGACTGGCCGGTTTCGCGGACAGCCCTCTCCACGTCAAAGTTTCTAAGCCGAGCCATGGCACTTAATTATTTTTCAAAAAAACACGAAAAAACAACGCAGGTCTTGGACCACGCGGGCAATTACGACAATTTAAAAGATTCCTTGCCCAAAAAAAATTTCTGGTCGCAAAATTTTTTGAGCGCGCAAAAAAATTTTTTGTCATTGGCTCAGCTCCTCGTACGCGTCCACGATCGGCTTGGCTTCGCGCAGGAACTGCTTGCGTAGGTCCTCGTCTGCCTTGATGTAGCGCAGGCCACGGTTGGCCACCCACTGCGCCACGCGAATCACGGGCGCAAGGAACGGCTTGGGCTCGCTAGGTTCACTGGTGGTGATGGGGTCGGGCAGCATCTCGGACCATAGCAACAGCTGACGGATCACGCCCGGTTCCCCGCTATTGAGTTTATGCTGATGCGCGGCCACGCGCTCGTATCGCTTGGCCTGCTCGTCGGTGATGCCGGCCAATCTAATTAGGTTGGCCACGTCATCGCCGTCTGACCTGGCTTGGCCGATGATCTGCCCAGCCTTGGCGGCTAGGCCGATCACCTCACCCACTTGGGCAAGCGCGTCCTCCCGCTTCTTGTTTAGTTCTTTAATTACCGCTTTGAGGGTTTGCATTTCTTTAGTCCTTTAGTGAGCGCAGATAGGTTGAATTTGGGTGTCTCACGCCTGCGCTTGTCGTGATGTGCCCGTGCTCTTTGTTCGTAAGATTTGCGTGCCTTCTCTGACTTGGCTGACCGAAACCGGATCCCCAGCCGGTCTGCCACGTCCAAGGCCTTCTTGCTGACCGCCTGTTTGGTAATTCCAAACCGCTTGGCCACGTTGGTCATGCTTTCCGTGCTGCGGTTCAGCACGATGGACAGCACCGCTTGGTCCAGCGTGTCCGTCATCTGCTGCATGGACGGGTGCTCCGGGGCCTTGGCCATGAGGTAGTCAATCACCAGCACCGTATTGGTGACCCCGCAGGTCGTAACCGTAATGGTCGAAAACGCCTCTTTTACCAAATCCCGCAGGCTGTCGATCCTCATGGAAGGATGGGGGTCTCCCGAGGGCAATCTTTCGATTAATTCCTGGTCAATCATGACACGCAACCTTCAAGTTGTTTTGAGCCGTCAGACTTCACCTTCAAGTTCCCCCTTAAAGGGGGGAACTTGATGGTGGTACCGTCAACCGAACTTGAAGGTACCTTCAAGTTAATTTGAAGGTTAAAAAGGCTCATCGGTTTTTTCCTCCAAAACGTAGGTTCCATTGGCCTGTTTTTTGACGATTTTTAATCCCAAAGCTCGGGAAACGATGCGGTAGGCGGTGGACTCAGATATGCCGTCCGCCTGCTTAATTACCCAAGCCTCAAGGTCGGATCTGGTGCATGGGTAGCCCTTAAACCTGGTCAGATCGACCTGCTCTGGCTGTGGCCCGGACTTCTTTTTGACCGCCTCCCCAGCCTCAATCCACGCCATGCCGTGGTCGCTATGCTTTAGGTTTATATGCGGCTGGACTGAATTTTGAGCCACAATGCCGTTAGAATTGAGATTAGACCGCTTCCCGCGTTTGGTTACTTCCAAGCGATACAAACGCTTTCCTTCCGCGTCCTCGCCGCATGGCGCCAACATTAAAACGGCTCTGGCCCAATTCGTCAGCTCGCTCGAACCAAACCCGCTGTAGGCCTTGTCGTGGCCCTGATAGCCCGTGCCCTCTTTCAGCGGCTTGGGCGTGTGGTGAATCAACTGCCAAGCAAACCCAGCCGACAAGGCCAGCGGGTTTAGCCGGTTGCGGAGAAAACCGCCGGCCGTCTCTTGGTTGGAAAGGTCGCCCCCGATAAAGGCCAAAAGCGGATCCATCCAAAACAGGTCAGGGCGGTGCTTCTCGGCCAGCCTCCGGGCGCGGTCCACAAAGGCCTCCCCGGTGCTGGTGCAATCGCGGACGATCGTGACGTTAGTCATGACCAGCGCCATCTCCTCCGGCGTCAGGTTCATGGCTTTAATGACCCCCTGCACCGCCTCCGCCACGTCCCCCTCGTCGTTCTCGGCCTGGACGATCAGGCTGCGCAGGCCGTCCCCCTTAGGCGTAATGCCAAAAAAGGAGCGCCCAACCGCCCACGTGATGGCGGCCTGTAGGCACAGGACAGACTTGCCCAGCCCGCTGGATCCTACCCACAAGGCCGAGCCACCACGGCAGATCCACCGCCTGCCAAGAAGCGTGGTCGGATCCGCCTCCTCCTTGAAATTCATCAGCTGTTCCCAGCTGTAGGGCTCGGGAATGTCCCCATAGACCGTCCACTCCTTCCATTGCAGGTAGGTCAGCGTCGGCGCCCCGCACTCCACCAGCTCCTGCTTTTGGCCCGTGCTGGTGCGGACAGCGCCCGGGAGGCGGCTTAACCGCCCCGGGTCCTTGTTGGCCACGTCCGGCTTGGCGTGAGCCAGGTGTTTGTAAATAAAGTCCACCCGCTCCCGGTACTCGGGCTCGCTTTCCGCATCCACCCGCACCCAGCCGTGCAGACTGCGGCCGCCCGACCGGATGATGCAGCTGGTGGGTAGTCCGGCCTTTTTCAAAAAGGCCCACTGCTCGTCCAGCGTGCTTTCGTCGAACTCGACTAGGCAGTGCCGCCACTTGGTGATGTCGGCGGCTTTGCGGCTTTTGCCGTTGTTTGGATTGATGGAGCAGTAAACGCCCACGGCGTCCCCCTGCCACTTGGCCAGCCCGTCCCCCTTGAACAGCTCGATCCACTCCTCCCGGGTGCGGGTCTCTCCGGCTCCGTCCGGCCTTTCCCGGTCGCCGTCGTTGATCGCCCGGCAGATGTTGATGGATTCGCCCAGCTCAAAACACGTGGCCAAAAACTTCTCGGCCGGCGTTTCGCCCACGCTCTGCGGCATGGGCGGGACGGGCATCTCGTTTTTGATAATCGTCAAATTGCGCAACTGGTACTTGGCGGCCGGCCTCCACGGATCGCGAGCTGGGCGGGCGTAGGCTGATCTGACCACGCTAAGACATTCGCGCTGCGTCAGTCCGTTCTGGATTCCCCACCCCTCTGCCTCGTTTTCGGCGTCGGCCATTGCCATGCCGCCATCCCGAAGTTGGCACACGATGGCAAACAGCGTGGTGTTTCGCGTGCCTTCGGCCGCCCCGTTCTGCATGGCGGCCTTGGTGGCTGGGGCCAGATCGACAATCATGCCTTGGCCCTCTCCTTTAAATCCCGCTCCTGATATACCTCGGCGCGTTTCAAAAGCTCGCGAATGATCGTGTGGCTCAATTCAAACTTCTCCAAAATCTTTTGGAGCTTCCAGTGAAGGCCGATCGGCATGTCCAGCTTCATCAGCTCCCGCAGGTCGCGGATCCCGCGTCTCTGGACGTCGTCGGTGCAGCGGATGCGCTTTACGGACATGTCGCCTCACAACTTAAAAGGCCAGCCGTAACAATTTTTTCCCTAAACCTACGATCTGGCCTTTTTTTAAGGCCCAAAATGTCCCTGTAGTTTGCCGCCTTTTGGTAAACAGCCTGTCTGCTTACGTTAAATCTTTTTGCTATTTGAGATGCGGACTCGCTCCCACCGGCAGCAAAAAGCATGCACGATACTTCAAAATTATTTCTCATACCCACTGCCCCATTCCGTACCGCCCGCTGTTCGCCTTGATTTTCTCCAGCACCACGGCCCACTCGGCCGGCGACCAGGATGCAATGATGCGGGCGTCAAAGAATTGGATGAGCTGGGCAAAGGTCACAGCACTGCCTCCGGTAGCGGCCCCGTCAGTTTCCACTTGTAGTGCTGGCGGTCGTACTCGATTGGGTAATCAAAAAAGTCGCGCATCAGGTCGATGTCGCGGCCGATAGTTTTGTAAGAAACCTCGTATCGGACGCACAGCTTTTGGCAGTTTGGGATCTCTCCTTTTTGGCGCAGCTCGCCCGCAATCCACCGCAGCCGGCGCAGGACCGGCTTGGTGCGGCAGCACTCCTCACGCTTGCGGACCTGCGCCCTGGTCACAGCCCCTCCCTAATCCTTTCCAAGATCAGACAGTTCTCCCGCTCCTCGGCGGCCCGCAGCGCCTCCCGGGTCTCCTGCAGCTGGCGCTCCAGGGACCGGCAGCGGTCGGCCAGCTGGCGGACCATTGTTTCGGTGGGTAGGACGGTGTAGTTGGCGATGGTTTCGCTCATTTGTTTTTCCTCGGGTCGTATTTCTTGATTTTCCGCCACAGGCAGCAGCAGGCCCGGAATGCCTCAAAGGCGTCGTGCACTTCCTCGGCCGTGTAAAGTTTCTCGTTGATGGCTCCCGTCTTGCGGTCGATAAAGACGTTGCGCGCCGGCAGAGCCTCACCCGCCCAGGCAAACGAATAGGCGGAGAGCTGGAGCAGCTCCTTGAAATCGGTCCACACCCTGTGCTCCTCGTCAGCCGTTGCGAACCCCGGCATGTCCGGGTGGAACGGCGCCACCTTGCTGAAATTCTTGCTCTTGAAGTCCACGATCTCCGTCTGCCCGTCGATCTTGGCAATCAGGTCACAGCGTCCGGCGTAACCCTCGCCGTCATGCACCACCACGTCCTCCGACAGCACCACCTCGTCGATCGCCTTGGCCCAGCAGGTCAGCGATGCCAAGTGCGGCCGCAAGCCGTCATCAAGGTCCTTGTGCAGCGGAGCGTCGCCTGCGATCACCTGCTCGGCCAGCGTGTGGATCCGGGTGCCGGTGTCGGCCATCCCGGCCAGCTCTGCCCGGTTGGTTTCAATCACCCGGCGGGCGTAGTCTTGTTCCGACTCGCCGTCGTTCCTGGGCAGGGTCAGCGTCTGGACGATGGCCGCATCCACCTTGTGGCGGGTCAGCGCATCACTTTCCAGAATCTTCAAGATCGTGGTGACGCTGGGGAACGCCTTTGCCTTGCGAGCCTGGCGCAGATCCCCGTGGCACGGCTCGCCCGTGGACAGGTAATAATGCGCCGACTCGGCGTCGTATTTGACGACTACGTTGGCCACGGTTACGCCTTCCGGCCGCGCAGGGTGCTGAACGCCAGGGCAAACAGCCCAAGCATAAATACCGGCAGTGCGATTCTGATAATGGTTTCGGTCATGGTTTCCTTTCCGCAAGGCCGGCGGCAGTTGGGGGAACTACCGCCGGCCCCGCTTATGGTTTCTTTCTCGTGGTTTCTCCGACAGGGTCAGAACGGAATGTCGTTGCCGTCCGCGTCTGTGGTCGTGTTACGGACTGCGGCCACAGCCACCGCCGGCTTGGGTTCGCGGTCCTTAAACCGGACAAAATCCGGATCAACCTTCAGCTTGATTTTGCCCGCCTTCAGTACGCTCTGTACGTTTGCGTACACCTGGCCGGGTTCCCGCTCGTTGTGGACGACGACGATCTGGCAGTTTTGGCCGATCAGTTTTTCGAGGTCGAAGTTGTCCGGGGGCGGCTTGCCGAACCACGTCTTGAGGTCTTTGAACAGACTGCTCTTTTCATGAAGCGTCAGCCCGTACCGGCGGCCAATGCTGTAGGGCCGGCCGTCCTCCATTTTGGTGCCCAGCTGCCAGACGATGCGCACCTTGTGCTGGGATTTGGTTTCGCCCTGCCAGGTGGTCTCGACAATGCCGAGATCCGCCACGTCACAGCAGACCGCGTCATGGACGCCCTCTGGGGCCGGGGTGTAGGTTCCGTTGCTTTGGGGTTTGCTTGCTACTATTGCCATTTGGTTTTCTCCTTTTTGGTTTCTCCTTTTCGCGGGCGATCACTCGTCGTCCGTGAAATCGTTGGTTTCGTGCGGGTAGGCCGCCGCAATCCGGTCCTCGTCCGGCCGGATCCAGCCCAGCTCATGGGCGCGGGCCAGTTGGCGAGCCTTGTATTCGTCGTGCTCGTTGATGGCCCGGACGGCCCGCTCGGCAGACACGCGACGCGCCCTTTCCTCGGCCAGTTCGATGTGTAGAAAGGCGGGGGTGATGGTCATTTGCCATGCTCCTTGATGCGCTTCCAAAACCACGCGACGGCTCGCCCGATGTTTTCAAAGGTCAGGCACTTGGTGGTGAAGGTGATTACGTTCCAGCCCAAGTAGGTGGCCTCCCGCATTTTCTCGGCGTCCTTGACCTGGCCCATGCCCCGGCTGTGCCGGCCGCCGACAAACACGCCGCCATTTAGCTCAATGGCCCCCATGGCGCAGTCGCTGGCGTAATCGAAACGCCACCGGCGAGACGGGTGGAACTTGACCTCCTTGGTCAGCGCCGGCCCCTTGTGCAGCGCCCACAGCTTTTCAAACTGGCTGGCTAGGCGGCTCATTGGTCAATGCCTCCGGTATGCCACGTGCCCTTCACTTCAATGGGCGTCTGCCTGGCCTCAACCACGGCAAGCCGCTGGGACAGCTTCCGCAGCTCTGTCCTCATTTCCAAAATGGCCGACAAAACGCTGAACTCGCTGGCCCCAATGCTTGAGGCGTTGGCGGGAATGGCTCCCTCGGCTTCCAGGTCCCGCACGCTCACTTGCGGGCCTCCTCTTTGCACTTCTGCCAAAACCAGACGGCAAAAGATCCGGCAAAGGCCAGCAGCCCCCAGGCCGCGCCCACGATCAGCGCCCAGCCGGTCAGGACGGCCACCATCTTGGCGATGTCCAGAAAGTCGGCGGGGGTCACAGAAGGCCCTCCGGCGCGCCGTATTTGGCTATTTTCCCCGCGGTGAGCCCGCGGATCAAATCCATCACCTCCCGGGCCTTTTTGGCCTCGTCGGGAGTTTGTTTTGTTACGGGCTTGTTACAGTCGCCTCGTAACTCGTTGACCTTTAGGGGTCGGAGCGGTGGGATTTGAACCCACGAATGGGACTTTATGTGTAGATATGACTTATTAGTGTACATATATTACCCTTTATTTTGTTGCGTTTTTGGGTGATTTGTTACGATTGTTACGTGGCTGCGATCTACAAAAGAAAAGACAGTCCGTGGTACTGGATTCGGTTTAAAACCAAGGCCGGAACGTGGTCTGCCAAGCCCACGCGCTACCGGACGGACAACACGCTGCACCGGGCCAAGGCCAGAAAAGAGGCCGCCAGCTTGGCGGTGGAAGAGCGGGAATCGTGTCGAGACCCCAGCCCGTGGGTGGAAGGCCTGCTTATGGCTCACCCGGTTTGCGAATCGACCAGAAGGCACTACCGAAACAGCTGGCACTGGATCTCCCGATTCTTGGAGGAACACAGCCTTAGTCTGCATGACTTTGCCCCCGCCCACGCGGAGCAGTACATCGCCTGGCGCACGTCCATTCCGCGAACCAATGGCAGGGCCGTCTGTCGCAATCTGGCGGCCGACGACGTGAAGTTTGTGAAATGGCTGCACCGGCAGGGTCGCCTGTTGGGCAAAATCAGCACGGTAGCAATGCTCGACTACCGAACCAAAAAAACGCCCGTGGCCAAGCGGCCGGTCTTTACGGACGACGAAATCACGGCCGTGAGGCGCTGCCTTGCCAATCATCTGGCCATGGATCCGGCCAAAGAGTGGATGAGCATCTCGTTTGAAATCGGATACCACACCGGCTGCCGACTGCGCGAGACCAGGCTGGACCTGCGACTGGTCGATTTGCATGCCGGCACCATCACCTTCCCGTGCCCCAAGGGAGGCGTGACCCGAGCCTATACCATCCCGATTCCGGCCGGCATTCGTCCTCTGCTGGAAAAACTTAAGGGAGCTGGACGACGCTACGCCTTCGACTGGCCGGGACACGGTACCCGAATTTCCGTGGAGTGGCGCCTGATCTTTAATCTTTGCGGCATGTTTAAGCATACGTTTCACTCCCTCCGCGCAACGAGGGTGACAAATTTAAGGAAAGCCGGGATCCCACAGAGCGTGGCGATGCGCCTGGTGAACCATTCCTCGACCCTAGTGCATGAGATGTATCAGCGGCATTTTGTCGAGGATCTGCGCCGGCACGTGGACGCCGGGCTTTTGCCAGCCAGCGCTCAAAATCCTTCGGGAAAACCACCCCATGAGCCATGGGAAAATCCTCAGACAGAGCCAAGCTGCGAATTTTCCCGTACGCCATCCCGTACGCGGCAGCCAGTTCCCGCATATTCATAGGCTGGTTAAATCCGCGCTTCACGCGGGCTGCCTCCAGATACTTCTCGGGGGTCATAGCGCTGCCTCCGGCTTGCCATCCATCGCCCTTTCCAGCAGGCGGGTAATCCACTTCGACAGGGAAATTCTTTTTTTGGCTGCGTGGCGAAAGGCGGCCCGTTTTACGAGCGCGGGGATGGTCAGCGTGGTTTTTTCCGCCCGGCTGTTGTTACGTGCTCCGCGTGGCATGCGTCGTGAATACGTATGGTATACGTGCAGTCAACATATTTTTTTATTTTTTTTTGATTTTTTTTTACTTGGGATTTTAGAGCGTATAATTAGGGGGTGATGAACAAGGAGAAAACGACGCTGACCATCGACCCGGTCATCAAAAGGCGGGCGGAGGAATATGCCAAGCGCACCGGCGTCAGCCTGTCTGCCTTGGTCACCATGCTTTTAGTGAGGGAAATGAACCTGGGAAAAGTCCTGATCGAGACCCGTGCGAAGTCTGCGGCCGGTCGTACACTGGCAAAAACTAGCCCTAAAAGGACATAACCGTTGCCCCTCAAGGTCACTTGCCCCAACTGCAACAAGCCCGTCCCACCCGAGCTTTTCTATTCGGCCATGGGCAAGGTTAGATCCAAAAAAAAGGCCGCCGCCTCGGTCCGTAACGGAGCCAAAGGCGGCGGGCCAGCCGGCAACAAGAACTGGAAGGGCCGGCTTAGATCTGCGTCGTCCAGGGGCCAAACATAAAGTAAGAGAGCAGCTTTTCGCCGTCCTCCGTCAGGCGGTGTATCTCCTCCCCGCTCTCGGTTTCAATCGGATTGACCAGCTCATACAGGATGGCCACCTGCTCGTCGTGGGTGATGTCGTCAGGCAGGTAGCTCCATTTGAGCACGTACTCCAACACGTGCTTAAGCCGATCCGGGGGCATGTTTCCGTAGCTGTCCGGCGTTGAGGGTTGGATCAATTCCATGATGCGTTGCTTCATACCATCGCCTCCTTTCGTTGAGTGGTGCGTCTTGTGTCCAGCTCCATGAGGATTTCCTCCCCCCTGCCCGTCAGGCAGTAGCTGGCGCAGCCGAATCCATTGCCGTGGGGCAGGTGGCAAACCAGCTTCCCCACGATAAGAGCCTTTTCCCGCATCGTGATGCCCTCCGGCAACTGCCGGCAAAAGAACACGTGATGCAGGATGTGCCGGACGCGGCCTAGGTCCGCATGGGCACAGCGACAGCTCCGCCGTCGGTCACCATGCCTCATGGCCCGCCTCCATCAGGTGCCGCCCGTTGTTGGCCAGCAGGTCATAGACCAGATGGCCACGGATGGTCAGGTGGTAGGACGCGCGGCCGTCCTCCGCCTCGTACTCATACACCAGGAGGCCCAGCAGCATCTCCCGTTCATGGCCGTTGGCCCACTTGGGCAGGTGGTTGTGCACCAGAATCTCCCCTAGGAGATTTACCAGGCGCCGGTCCGCGATTCCGCAGTAGTCGATCTGTGGTTGTTTGATTTCTTCTATGGTTTTCATGACCATATTATCGACCCAACCGATGGGCTAATTCACAAGAAATTTTGATAAAATTGTGAATAAACAGAGTAATTTTGTCCTAAACAGGAGGGTTTTCCAAAACCCAGCGCGGAAGTTTTTAGGTCTTTTTGTGTGTTTTGAGCAGCCGGTAATGCCGGTTTAGGCGGATATACCCGCGCCTGGGCCCGCGGGAGTCCTCACTGGGCTTGATCCAGGTGCGGAACTTCTTGGTCTCCGCCCTGCCCAGTTTCACCAGCAGGTTGAGCTCACGGCAGACGTGATATTTGTTTTTCTTCAGCTCCGCCGCGATCTGTTCCAGCGTCTGCCAACCGGGCGGGATCTCATCCGCCTCTTGGGAAAATGCTTTTTGGATCGCCTCTGCCCAGCCCACCTTGCCCTTCACAGCGGGAATCTCCACTCCCCTTTCACCGGCGTGGCCAGCCAGGACACGCACGCGTCGTGGCAAAACTCCCCGTAGGCAAACCCGTGGCCCCAGCGGTACGTGGCCCGGCGCTGGCGGGCGTAGCCCATGGCCCCGATGTTGGCCAACGTGCCAGTGCAAATCCCCGTGGGCGAACCGATCACGCGGCCCCGGGCAATCTCCGGCCGGTGCAGATGCGCCATGACGATGGGCTTGCCCAAGGATTCGATCGTGTCCCGCACGGCCGCCTCGGAACACTGGAAGCCGTGCAAAAAGACCGTGTCGCCCAACAAGGACAGCCCACCCTCGATGTCGTAGGGGTACAGCTGGGCCTTAAGTTTTTTGGCTGCCTGTTCGATTGCCGCAACCCCCTGCTCCGCCGCATAGGCCACGACCGCGGAGGATGATCTAGTTAGGCCAAAAATTCGGTTCTCGTGGTTCCCGAGGTGGATCCGGGTCACTTCCAGTTCCTTGAGGTGGGTCATTCCGTGGAGATAATCGTCGGCAAAACTTGCGGTCTTGTCTGGGTCGTCAGGGCTGTGCCTTGCCCCCGCCCTCCAGGCTGCCGTGTCCAGGAAGTCGCCCAAGTGGATTGTCTCCACCGGACGCCAGCGGGATCTAAAGGATAGAACCTGCTCCCAGGCCTTGCGGTCGATGTGACCGGCGTGGGTGCATCCTACCGCCAGCCAGCGCCTCCACTTGCGGACGACGTTCACTTTACACGCGCCTATGTGTCAAAAGTTTAGGCCTTGTCCTCGTACCCAGGCAGGCCTTGGAGGATCTGCAGGATCCGGACGCACGATTCCCGGGCATCCGCGGCGGCCACGGTCTTGTCGTCCGCCCCCTTGAGCGCCAGATCGGCAATCACCGCCAGCTGCACTTTGTGCGTGTAGACGTAGGAAACCAGATCGACCACCTCGCTGATGGCGTCCGCCCAGCACGGGCGCAGCCACAGTGCCCCGCCGTGCTCCTCCTGCCCCTTCCGGTACTTGCGGTCAAAATCGCGCAGAAAGGCGTCCTTGATTGAGGCCAGATGGAGCTCGTGCTCCTTGGACATAGGCGATTTCACGGCTTGCGCAGGCCCGCCTTACGGGCCGTTTTGGTAGGTTGTGGCGCGGTTGTGGCCACGCGGATGTTTTGATTGCCGGGAATATCCCGCCAGGTCTTGTAGCGGCCATCCTGCAGGTGGCCCGTCTCCCAGCTGATCGATGCCAGGTCAAACGTGTGGCCGCATTGTTCCCCCACCTTGTAGGCGGTGGCGTCATCCCAATCGGCCGAGAAAAGTTTGGGGTCCTTGGCCGTGGGTTTTACCGGCACCCAATCAAACGCCAGGCCGTAGTTGTGGTAGCTCTCCCCGGGCTTGGCCTTGGTGACGATCCGGCCGGGCTTGGTCCTGCCCTGGGCAAACAGCGCCAGCTGCTCCTCAAAGCTGCGGAACCCGCAGTAGATCAGCGGCCGGATCCCGGTCTGCACCATCTCATCCAGCCATTGCCGGACCCGCCGCTGAAAGTTCGCCTCCAGCGTGGCGATGGTTTTCAGCGTGCGGTTACTGATCTCCGCCAGCGTGTTCACTGGCGGGCCCGTTCCCGTGCTGTTTCCGCCAGGCTATTAACAACAGTCGACAACGCGCGGGCGTACTGTTTTCGGAAGGCTTCCGGTGGCCGCCCGTATTCCTTTTCCAGGGCGTCCCATTCGTGCATGAGGGCCTGGACGCTTTCCCTTTCCGGAGCCGGGCCCGAAGCGACTTGGGAGACCGTCGCACAGGCTACCAGCAGGATCCCCAGACTAAGGACGCTTAAGCCACCAAGAATCGATGTCGCGAAGGCGCTTTTGGCGGTCATGTTCGATCTCCTCAAAGCTGCGCTGGAGCGGGCTTTTGCGTTTTAAAAACCACAGGATCACCGCCACGATCCCGCCCAAGAGCGACAGGGCGGCCGTGAGCATGTTATTTGCGCGAAAAGCGGCTGATGAAATCGACGATCTTTTGCAGAGTGCGCTCTGGCTCCTCGCCCGGGATCAGCGTGGCCAGAGCCACGGTCGCCGAAAGAAGGGCCACCAGAGCACCCAGAACGCCAAACCAATCGATCTTCAGAAGCGTGGAGATGATTTCCATGCCATGGCCGGCATGTCAAAAGCCGTTGAAAATCAGATGCCCAGCTTGCGGGAGATGACGGTACCGAAGGCGGAGGCGGCGGCTGTAACAATTACCCAAGCCAGCCACAGCTTGGTCTTGAGGGAGTGGGCGTCGGCCTCCAAGGCGGTGACCTGGGTGTCCAGGTGGGTCAGCTTGGTTTTGAGGAGATCGCGGATTTCGCCGATCTGTTCCATGATCCACTTCTGGTTGGCTTCAATCGTCACGATCCGCTTGTCCAGCCCGTGGATGTCGGCTGAAAGGTTCCTCGCCGGCATGGCGTTAGATCTCCGCGGTTTCCGCGCCTTCACAGATGCGGACGCACTCCGATCCGTCAGAATCAAAGAAGCGTTCGATGTAGCCCTCGGCTTCCAGATATTCCAACGCCGCAAGAAAGTCGCTGTATGTGTAGGCCGCACTCACTTACAGATTCTCCGGCACGCTCGGCGGCTGGAATTGCACGCTGTCGGCGGCCTCGTTGGAAGTGGCGGCGAGGATCAATCCCTTGCACCGCAGATATTCGTTCCGGCAGGCGGCGATGTAGTTCTTGATGGCCTCGCAACGCTCTGGTGAGTAGATGCCAAGGGCGGCGTTTTGCTGGGTGGATTGCGGACAAGTCTGACTTATGTGTTGCGTGGTAATTTCACGCAGAAACTCAATTCTCTCTGCTTGGGCTTGCAATAAAGTTCTGTCATCAAAAACCTCGACCGTTCCGTCAGCTTTATGGAGAATTGATTTCATACTTTTCTGACAGCTATATGCACGAAGGCATTATTTATATTTTGAGAAATACTCAGATCGGCACGAACAAGAGAAGAGGGCCAATCAGTAATGGACGATCTTGTGTTTACCGTTAAAATTCGTAGCGCGTTTCTAGCAGCACCACTCCATGGTTGATTTGTTCCAATAAAAGAAAATGTTTGATTGTTTTCAATTCTCCATGTTGGAACTGTTGAATCTGTCATAATTGCTGACCAGTACCATCCTTGGCTTAACGACTGAGAAATAGTCCCCTCGACCGTTGCCGCTGATGCACTGCTTAAGCTATTTACATTAGTAACAAGATTTTCTGGCAAGCCAGTAGCCTCGTCTAAGGAATATAGTGCAAGGCTAAAAAGAGTTCCGGCAGACCCGGCGTTACAAGTAACGGCAATCCTTGTATATGTGTCTGTTTTGGGAATGTAAGTCGGGCAAAAAAGTGGCTTAAGCGAAGCTGGAACTGCCCCTGTCGAACCACCGGAAAGAAATGGACACCCAAAAAAAACTACCGAGCTTCCGTTCACCGCTCCAACATCTTGAGTCTGCCCAGAGTCTTTTGATAAGATTGGAACTGCTGGAACCAAAAATGAGCCGCTTCCGCTTAAAAAAGCTGTTTGATCCCCCACCGCCGGAGCAGGAACCAGCCCCGCCGTGCCAGCGGCAGAACTGGTCGCTCCGACCATGTTTGATGCGCTCGCCCCGCCGCCGCCGAAGAAGAAAGGCATCTGTTACGCCTCCAAGATGGTGAAGTTGGAGGCCGTCACGCTAGACAGGACGAAAATTTGGCCCGTAGGTATATAGGACGATTCAAAGGTGATCCCCGCCCCGGCGGTCAACTGGATGCCTTGGGTGGTGGTGGGCGTGAAGCCGATACCCACGGTAATCACATTTGACCCCGTGGTTACATTCTGGATCAGTAGATATTTGCGGCTCGCATTGGTGACTGCGCTGGTGGCAAAACTGACATTTGCCGTAGTCGGCGTTCCAAACCGGGTGGTCAGCGAGCCGTTGGGAGCGGCCGCCGTTACCGTCCCAGCCACGCCTATATCTCCTGCAGAACCAGATAAGACTACACTTACAGAGCCGTAAGCATTTGATTCATCAATAAAGGCTTGCGCCATCGCATTTGCATTTTGAAGAATGGCATTCGCCGTCACCGTCCCGCTGATGGCTGGAAGAGAGCCGATGGTGACGGAGTTGCTGACGGTGACTGTGCCGGAAATCGGCACATTTTCCGATAGCAACAAACCGGCATTTAGACTATTTACAAGTTGATCGTTCCCAAAAAGAGCATCTTGTACTTGATCTTGTATTCCATTCGCCGTTACCGTGCCGGAGATGCCCATTGGATATCCGGGGGTTCCTTGAACTCGGATAGCAACAGAGGCATCGCTCGTTGCGGCGTCCTCAAACGCTGATATTAAATAATTGTCTATGGCGTTATTAGTCGCCGTAACCGTTCCCGCCACGGTCTGGGTGGAGCCCTGATCGTCATAGAAAATGACCAGCGGGCTGGTCGTCGTCAGCCCGGCGGTGGAGGCGTTCAGCGTTACCCTTGTATCGGCCCCGGCGGAAACGGTCCCGGTGACGCTGGCGAAATTGTACAGGGTGCGCCCCACCTGGGGAGCCACGATCAACAAAAGCTGATCGGCATCAATGTTGACGCCGGTCAGGGTCACCACGTTGGTCGCGGGGCTGTAGCTGTAGTTGGAGACAATTTGCTTCATGGCTTTACCTCAAAATCTTGTCATCCAAGGGCAATGGCGTAGGCAATGCCCTCGCCCACGGACAGGGCGCCGATGGAGGATGGGCTGACGGGATCGCTTCCGGTGGTGCTGTGGCTGCTGGCGTGGGGAACCACGCCGGCCTCGGCGTTGGCGATGGGAGTGCCCACGGCCACGCTGATTTGCGCCGGCCCGGCGATGGTGGCGGAAAGATCGGGCATTATTCGGTGACCTCGCCGCTGATGGTGACGGAGCCGTTAAGCAGCCGCACCTTGGTGCCGGCACTGGTCGTCAGCAGCAGATCCCACCTGCCCCCGGACAGAGGCAGGGAGCTGGCGGTGACGGCGGAAAGGGTCAGGGCCAGGACGCCGGCGGTGCCGGTGTTGGTGACGGCGGTGAAGCTGGCCAGCAGGGCGCCGTTATAGTCATCCCGGATCTGGGCGGCGGCGGTGGATCCGGCCAGGCTGTAGGTGGCCCCGGTGGAATCCTTGACGGAAACCTGCAAAGCAAGATCCACGCCTTGTTCAACGGTTAGATTATAGACACCTGCGGCCACGGAGGCAGGCGCATGTCAAGGCTAGGACGGGTCGCGGAAAGTTTCGGCCGTGATGGTAATGTCGCAGGTAATGACAACCTGGGTGGACGGATTTTGAGAGGATTTTGCATTGGTGGAAGTACGGGTAAACCCGCCAAAATCCACCGTCAGGCTACCGGTCGTCGGCGGGCCGGCTGAAGCCTGGGTAAAACCGACATCTTTGTAGCCAGTCCTGATAAACAGATAGTACTGATCGTTAAAAAGGTAGATGGGGAAAACATCGTCAACAATTACGCTAAAAAGCCCACCGCCGTCGGGGCTGCCAACGAAGGTCCCCTCAAACGTCCAGGGATTTTCAAGGCAGATAATCCTGCTCATGCGGTCAACCCCATAGGTGTTGGCCGGAGGAAAAAAAAATTTTTCCAGGGCCACATTTGTGGCCGAGGAGGTGGACGTGCCAAAAAGATCAGTGGCTGTGTATGTGGCCGAGGCCCGAACGGTGCAAAGCTTCCACATAATGTGCATGGCCTCCTCCAGCGAAAAGCCCCAAAGGTAGGGCTGCTGGCCGTCGACAATAATGGTGGTGGGATCGGTTTCGGTGTGCACCTCGCACCCAGAGGGAAAAAGCTGTGGGTAGATAAAGGCCATGAGGGCCTGCCCGGCCTACAGCTGCAGGTCTTTGCGGACGGTGGCGACGACCTGAAGAAGCGTCTGCTTGCGGGAGGATTCAGACAGCTCCACCTCCAGCACGCCGGTGCAGGTGTTGGCGCCGCTTTCCACAAACATCTGCTCCAGATCCATCCCGCCAAAGGTCACCACGCCCTCGTACCAGGAGGCATATTGGATGCCTGATTTATCCAGCGTAAGCGCGGTGGTGACGTTGGTCAGGGCCAGCCCGTTCACAAAGCTGATGATGTGGCCACGGCCGGCGGAAACGGCCTGCACGGCAATGTTGGCGCCCAGGCCGGTGACGGCGGAAAGAGCCGTCTGCAGCGCCAGGCTGGACGCGCCCAGGGACACGGCGGTGGTGGCGTTGGAGCCGTAGACCAGGCTGTAGGATCCGCCGACCGCATCGGATCCAAGGGTGAGCCGGTAGGTCTCGTTGGCCGAGGCGCTGCCCTCCTGCACCAGCGACAAGGTGACGACGCCGGCCGTGGCGGCGGCGGAAAACGTCAGGGCCGAGACGGCCGGCTGACGGACCAGCTCCACCAACTGAACGGCGGTGACGCCGGAAGCGGGCGCCTGCAGGGTGCTGACCCGGGCCGAACTGGACGGGAACATGGTGAAGGTAACCCCGGTAAAGGACAGGGCGGTGTTGGCGGTGGCGGCGGTAATCAGCCAGGCGGATCCGGAGCCCCCGTAGGTAACCACGGTGACGTTTCCGGCCACAGCGGAGACGGCGGTGGCCACGGCGGAGGTGGTGGCGTTGTAGGCAATGGCCTCGGATGTGCCGGTGGAGGTGGTGAGCTTAAACTGGCCCATGGCCGGACGGGTGCCGGCGGTCCCAAACACAACCTTGAACGACGGCGCGGAAAGAGAGGTGTCGCCGGCGCCATCCCGGCTATCCACCACCCGCAAGCGAAGGTTGTAGCTGTCGTTGCGGGAAAAAATCTGGCCACCGCCGGAAATCAGGCCCAGACCGGAGCCGTCCAAGGTGAGATTAAGATTGGAAGGCATAAATGGATGGGCCCGGTGTCAAAGCCGGGGTCATAAATCGGTAAATCCGATCGAATCGTAGCCCAGCACCTGGATGGTGCCCGGCGCGCCGTTGCGGCAGACATGCAGCTCGATGACGGAGAAGCCGTCCGGAACACCATTGCCCCCGGCCGTGCCAGTGCTTGAAATTTCTATGCCGTCCTCGGTTTCCCGGATGGAAATGTTGTCCCCGGCCAGCGGTTTGATGGCCTCAATCCGGCGGACGACTTTGCGGAAATGCTCGGCATGGATCTTGAGCTTGCCGGCAGGCAGGGGCGTAAGGCGCGGCTCAGGCATACATCAGAGGTTATAGGCAAAGATGTTGGTGTAGCTGCCGTTGGATTCCCGCCGGCTGGCATAGCCTGATTCCTGAAAACTTAAAACCACCACGGTGGCCCGGCCACGCTGCTCCGTGCGCACGGAGATGCAGATGAAGCCGCTGTAGTAACCTGTGATCACGTCCACATCGCCCTCGTAATTTTCCAGCGTGGTGGTGACACGAATCTCGCGGGGGCCGGAGGCGGGGACCGGCAGGGACAGCCCGCCAATGGATGCGGGCATGACGGCGCCCAGGTAATTCCCCACGACGGTGTTCACGGCGCTTTCGGCGGCGACGAAAGTCACCTCCACCGTGACGCCACGGCTGGGATGGTAGTACGGCACTCCTTCCGGAACGGCCGTCGGGGATAACCCGTAAATCTTGGGAGCCCCCGGAATGATCCGAACCCTGGGCTTGGCGGTGGCATCGGGCCCGGCCGCGGTGATGTTAATCTTGGCAAAACCGTCGGAGGAGTAGGAAAGATCGGACTGGGTGACCCACAGATTGGAATCCAGCGAGTAAGCGGATCCGATGGCCGGCACCAGGCTGGGGCCGCAGACGGCCGTGGCGGTGATCAGCATGCTGGAAAACTTCACCCCATCCTGATCCACATAAGTGTTGGTCTCCCGGGTGACGGGAAGATTGCCAAGGTAGGACGCGCTCATGTGGCGTGGGCGTAGGCTTTCAACTCGTTCAGAATGTCCTGCACGGACTGCATATATTTAATAATTTCAGACTGCTGATTCTTGGCGGCCTGGGCCGCCTCAAAGGGGGCTCTGGCAGCCTGCCTGGCTTGATCCTCTCGCTTTTTCTGGATTTCACGGTTGACCTTGTACGCATCGGCTCCCGGACCCAGCTCGGCCTTGATCTGATCCCGATATTCGCGGGAGCTTGCAATGGTTTGCTGGTTAAATGCGCGGTCCACGGCCCGGTTGATGCCGATCTCCATGCTGGTCATGCGCTGGCCGGGGCCGCGGGCGCTGCCGAAAACGCCCTGGGCGATCTTGGCGGCGGCGGCATCGGTTTCAATGACCCGGCGATCGACCTCCTTTTTGCGCTGCTCGGCCTCGTCCAGGGCGGACTGGGCCTCCACGATCTGCATGGTGTTGAGGTTCATCTCCTCGGTCTGGCGGGCGCGGGCCATGTCCTCGGCCTGCCGCTGGGCTTCCTTTAAGCCGGCCTGAAACTCCGCCCGCATGCGTTCCCGAGCGCGGTCGCGCTGGCGGTCGTACAGATCGCCGTCAAAGCCGGCCCTGGCCGCCTTGCGGTCGGGATCGGTTTCGCGGAAAAATTTGTCCTGGGCCTCCACGTCCTCGCTGGCAAAGCGTTCCCGCAGGGCCTGCACGGTGCGCCGGCGGCGCTCCTCGTTGGTGATTTTGGACGCGGCGTCCAGCTGGCTTTGCCGGGCGGCCTGCAGGTCAAAATCCCGCACCTGTTCGGGCGACATCCGGGAGCGGCGCAGGGCGTTGACGGCGCCCATGGCCATTTCGGATTCGGCGGCGTCGCGCAGGGATCCCTGCAGGTTTTCCAGCACATCGGCCCCGCCGAAAATCCTGAAGATGGCGGCGTTGACGGGGCTGGCGTTCTGCAGTTCCTCCAGGCTTTTGGCGACGCCGGCGGCGGCGGCGTTGAGCTTTTCCGCTCGGGCCGCGCCCTCCTCAAAGGACTGGGCCAGGCCCTTGATGCCGTTTTGGGCATCGGCCGCGATCTGGGCGGCGGAGCCGATCTTGCTGCCCACGTCGCGCATGGCGTCGCTCAGCGCGCTGGCGGCTCCGATGGCGATGGTGCCGCCTAGGGTCTTGACGAACACTTTCTGCAGGGCCTCGGCGCCGCGCATGGCGGCATCCGTGGCGTCCTTGACGCTGGTCAGCTGCTTGGAAAACTCGCGGAAGGAGGAGTTGGCCTGTTTATCAAACCCGGTCGCGTCCAGGCGCAACCTTGCGACGGCTTCGGCGGCTTCGGCCATAAATTCCTACAGGCCGGCTTTTTTCGCCTCGGCGGCGGCGATGATGCCCAGGCGCTTGATCATGGCTAGGATCTGAATGTCAATGGTTCGCCGGATGGTATCAGGGCTGATGACCTGAAAGATGTAACGCACGCGGTTGCGCAGCTCCACAAAGGGCTTGTCCTTGGCATCGGCATAATCGGCGGCGTCGCCGGTCTGGTATTTTTTGACGTGCCGCCGCACCCACCCGGGGATGCCGCGCATGCCGGCCTTGATTCCGCCGGCCGCGCTGATGGCCTCCGCGGCCATGGCCCAGCCGGATTTGGCCACGCCAACGCGGGCCTCGCGCTCGCGGATGTACTTTTCCAGCTTGGCAGGATCGGTGACCACCTGCCGGACGTACTGGTTTTTGGGGACGCGCTGGGCCTTGCCAAAACGGGCGGCCTTATGGGCCACGCCGGCATCGAACCGGCTGACGAGCGTGCCGATGAGGGGCTTGACCTGCAGGCGTTGCAGCAGCAGATCGGCATCCACCAGGCCGCGGTACTTGCGCTTGCCGGAGGCTTTCTGCGCCCCCAGCACGAGGCTGGAGAAGGCCCGGGCCGCCTGGCGCGGATTCTGGGTGGGGCTTTTGCCGGGGGATTTGGATGAGCGCGCAATGATGGAGGAGGCCAGCCACGTGGGCATGTAGACGCGGCCGATTTCGGTGCGGATCTTTTTCTCGGACCGTTTTCTGACGTCCTCGGATTCCCCAAAGGGCTGGGTGGCGTTGGCCAGGCGCACGGCCAGGTTGCGGGCCTGGATGCGCATCTCCTGGGCGGCCTGCAGGCGGGTCTGCCCGACAAAGGCCTTCAGCGCGCGCTCCAGCTTGGTGGCATCCACTTGTAGTCCCATGGCTAGATTCCCAGTTTTTTGGCGATGTCAGCGCTATCGACGCGCCCGCGGCGCGCCCGGCGCAGCCGACTGCCGTTGGCCCACAGGACGTAGGCGTGGGCCTGATGCAGCAGGGCCATGGGCAGCTCCCATAAAATGTACTCCACGGACCAGCCAAAGGCCTTGGCCAGCGGGAACACGCCCAGGGCGGCGCCCGCCGGCGTCACGCGTTTCCCGGCGGGGCCGGCCTCCCGGTGGCCTGCACCTCGGTCTCGGCCTGGGCGGCCTCGTCCAGCATGGCGTTGACGACGGCGGCGGCGGAATCCCGATCGGCGATGGTCATGCCGGAACTGAAATCCAGCACGGCCTCGCGGAAGGCCTCGCGGTTCCAGCACAGGCGGATGGCGTTTTTGCGGTCTTTCCTGAGCTCCAGGTGCAGGTAGAGAAAAGCCCAGATAAAAAACAGGCCGGCGTCATCCTCGCTGCGCACTTGCGCCATGAGCAGGCGGGATCCTTCGGTATAGGGAGCCAGGGGCTGGCCTTTCCACGTCCTTTCCCCGGACACAAAAGCCCCGTCCAGCTCGGCGGAGAGGTCGGTTTCCTCGGCCATCACATTTTGCTCAAAAGGGATTTTTTCAGCTCGGGCTTGGCGCGCTCGGGCACCAGCAGGGTCTGCTCGCCCCGCTGGATGACCATGATGGGCTCGGCCCGCTTGACCAGCCCCAGCAGGGTTTCCCGGTTTTCCAGGGCGGCGCGGACGTAGCGGATGGGGCTTTCGGCGGCGGACTGCATCTCGGACCAGCTGCGCTCCATCTCGGCCCGGGCCTCGTCCCCTCCCCCGGAAAACCAGAACGTGTACTGCCGGCGGCCGTCCTCACTGACGGTGCAGGTGCAGGGGTCGTATTTGCGGATCTGGGCGCCAAAGGCGGCCGCGGCGGCGGCGACCTTGATGTTGGTGGTGCCCCAGAAGCTATCGATCATTTTTGGAGGATCTCATGAAGGCCGCGGGTGGCGGCTTAGGACATGTTCGGATAGCGGGTGGCGGAAACGTTGACGGTCACAAAGGAATCGGGGGCCTTGGTGAAGGACACGGAATCCACCACGATGCGTCCGCCGGTGCTGGTGGCGTTGGCCAGCGTGGAAAGCACGGCTCCGGCGGTGGTGCTGTAGGTGCCGGTGACGGTGCCGGACCAGGACAGGGTGTCGGTCTGGTTAAAGAGGGCCAGCCCGACCACGTCGCCCTGGTTGTTGCGCGCCTCGGCTTTTTCCGTGTTGCGCGTCTCGCTGAAAGATTGAACCAACATTCCGCTCTCTGCAGACAAGCCGAAGGAGAGCCCTGATTGACCGATGGTGGTGGCTGGCATGACAGACGAAAAAGTGTCAACTCCCGATGGAGTTGGGGTAGGCTAGGACCGTCAGGCTAAGCGTGCGGGTGAAAAGCCGCTCGTCCCCCTCCACCCCGGCTTGGCTGCCGGTGACGTCGCAGCGGTAGGCCCGGGCGGACCCGATGGCGGTGGTGGCGTTCAGCCGGCTGACGGTGGAGCTGTCATGGTAAAAAGCCTGCAGAAGCTGGGCGCTTTTCACATTAAAAGCCTGGGCGGTGGTGTCGTCCGCACCCGCGGCCAGCACGATCTCCACGGGCACCTCAAAGACGCCGGAGCCGGGCACCGGCACCTCCGCGCCCATGGTGGCGCGGATGGCCAGAAAGGGCGGATCCTTTTCCATGGTTTCCTGCGACAGGTGGTAGGTGACGCCGGTGACGGCGGAGGACAGCAGTTCCTTGAGTCCGGCCTCGATCAGGCGATCCAGCATGGTGACGGCGGCCATAATCCTAAGCCGGCAATGTCACCGCCGGCCATTTGCCGATGGGACAGGCGGATTTTGGAAAATGCAGTTTCCAGCAGCTGCAGCCGCACTTGCGGCACCGGCCGGTGCCGGCAAAAGCTTGGGCGTCCCAATGTTCGCACACCTGGCATAGGGATTGGCGGTGGGACAGCACATCCTCCGGCACGCGGCGAAAGCCCCCGCCGGCAAATCCGGCCACGGCCCGGCCGGCCTGCATGACCTGGCGGAAGATCACGGCTGGTCCCACACGGGCCGGATGGCGGGGTCAAACGTGACCATCTCCTTCAGCCCGGCGCCGCCGTGGGGATAGACGGGCTCGTAGTGGTAACGCCGGACGCACGGCGGCCAGCCGATCCGGCCCCTGCCCCGCTGGGCCTTGGAGGTGTCCACGCTGCGGTCATTGTCCTCGATGACGAACGTGCAGGGCAGGCCGTGCCCGTCCACGTAGTTCACGGCCTCGTAAAAGTGGCCCTCGTCCTCCGCGCCGTCGCCCACAAAGCACCAGACGTGGCGGGCTTCCCCGGCTTCCTTGATGCGGTGGGCCACGCCGGCGGCGATGCCGCAGGTGCCGGCCAACACGCTGGAGCTGTAAAAGTTTAGCCGGTGGTCAAAGACAAACATGCTGCGCCCCTCCCGGATCATCTGCTCCAGGGCGTCCGGATCCCCTCCGTGCAACAGGTAGTGATAGTGGGAGCGGTGGGTGGAAAACACCCAGTCCCCTCGCCTAATTTCCCCAAACAGCCTGACCAGCTGCACCTCGTTGCCGCCGCAAAGGTGAATCAGGTAAGGCAGCTTGCCATCCTTAAACAGCCGGCGGATGCGCAGCTCAAAGTTGATCAGATCGTGCTCGTTCATACAAAGGCGTCGTGGCTGTCGGACGCCAGACTTTCAAACAGGGCCACCTTGTTGTGGTTGGCACACTCATGCAGGCAGCTGACGCCGGGGTTGAAGGTCTTGTGCCAGGCCCGGGCCTCCGGGCTGAACCACGCCTGCCGGAACGACTGATCCCTGAAGGACGCGATCCGGCCGTGGGCGCTGTAGGCGGTGTTGTGGCAGGCGTAGATGTTCAGGTCAGCTGCGGCCACGCAGACGGCCTGCGCGTACAGGCAGCGGGCAAACGGACGGACGGGGCTTTTGGACGGGCTGTCCAGATCGTAGGTGCTGTTGACGCTGAAGGTGTCGTCGACCAGGGCCTGGCATTCGGCCAGCTGTTCGCGCACGCGCACGGCAATGTCCTTGTGATAATCCTTGAAGCCCTGCACGTAGACGGGCGAGAAGCGCACGTTTTCCACGCCGCACTCCTTGAGGGTTTGGGCAAACGGGGTGATGCCCTCGTAGTTGTAGCGGGTGACGATGAAGTTGACCCCCAGGTCGCACGTGGCGGTCTTGGCGGCGGCAAAGGTTTTCATGTTTTTCAGCACGGCCTCAAAGCTGGCCGGAGGCACGGCGCGGCTCTGGTGCATCTGTTCGGCGCTGGTGTAATCGATGGACACGCGCACCCACTTGGCCCGGGTGAGAATTTCGGCGCGCTCGCCGGTGAGCAGCTGGCCGTTGGTGATGATGGACAGATCGATGCCGGAGGACAGCGTGGCGGTCATGGCTTGGGTGATGGCGGGATGGAACAGCGGCTCGCCCCCGCCGGAAAAGGTGACGGCCCGGACGTTCATCTCGCGCAGGTCGTCCATCAGCTCCAATAGCTTCCACGTGGGCATGACGTCCTGCTCCTTCATTTCGGTGTGCATGGCGGACTGCAGGTGCAGGTCCGGCCGGTCCTTGGGCCGGGTGGTGCCGTCGCTGTAGGTGCAGAACCGGCAGGCGTGGTTGCAGCGGTTGGTGGGCTTGATGCGGACGTAGAGCGGGGCGGTGAGCGTCTGGGTGCGGAAACTTTCCACCTTTTCCGGAAAGCTGAAGATCTTGTAATCGCTGTACTTGTTTTGGCGCATCAGATCAGGTCCTTGTGCTCGACGAGCATGGTGCTGCGGCCGCAGTGCAGCCCCTCGTGGGCCTCAAAGTAGGCCGGGGCGATCTGGTGCGGCTCGGTCAGGCGCACGACGGGAAAATCCACCATCAGGCGGATGGCGTGGGTGAAGTCCTGCACGTGGGTGGGCCCGGTGTAGAGGGGCTTGTGCCGGTTGCCGACGACCACGCGCAGGATGGCGGCGGGCCGGAACTGGCCGCGGCTGATCGTCTGGGCCGCGCCCAGGTGGTTCACAATGGCGTCCAGCGCGTTGAGGATGAAATCCATGCGCTCGATAAAGACCACGGGTCGCAGGCCGGCCAGCGACAGGCCGGTGGCCAGGCCGACCATCAGGTTTTCCGCCACGGGCGTCTCGATCAGCTGCGCGTCGGGCACGTTTTTCAGCGTGCCCAAAGCGCGGCCGCCGATTTTCACGCCATACCCGATGAAGCGGGTGGCCTTGTCTGCGGCCAGATTGTCCATGGCCAGAGTGAGTTCGTCCCGGTAGGTCACAGGATCCCCTCGCCCTCCAGCAGATGGATGGCGTGATAGACGCTCTTGGCCATGCGGGTGCGCGGCGTGAGGATGACTTGCTCGACGTCCGCGCAGAGGATGATGGGCTTGGCCTGGTTGTGGATATTCAGGCAGGGCCAGCTGGGGCCGGTGCTGGTGCCCACGATCGCTTTGGCCTTGGTGGAGGCGGCGCCGATGAAGGTGACGTTTCTGTTTTCAAAATGCGGGCACAGGCCGGTGGGCGCGGTGGAGATAACGCGGTGGCCCTTAAGCACCAGCCGGGCAATCAGGTCGCGGAAATCCTGTTCCTTGTAATTTAAAAACTGTCCGGAAAGTCCGGGCGAGTTGATGACCAGCACGTCACACTCCGGCGCCATGGGAATGAAGGAGTCCAGCGTGGGATAATCCAGCAGCAGGTCCGCCACGGAGCGGACGGGGTTGGGTAGGCCCATTCTGCCGGCCAGCTCCTCAAACCACTGGAGGTGGAAGGCGGCAAAATCCAGCCGGTCGGGATGGCGTTCCCACCAGCCGCCGGCGTTGCGCCAGCTGTCGACGCTTTCCGGCGGGGCCTGATCGATGGGCCGGATCCGCAGGCGTGTTGAGATGTCGGACCGCAAGGCGTCGATCTCCTCAAACTTGCACAGCTCGGGCTGATGGTAGTGGGTGATCTCCAGCGCGGGATCGGCCAGACAGGCGCGGCGCAGGAAGTTGAGCTGAACCAGGTTATCGCCCAGCCGCAGGGCGTTGTGGGTGTGGATCATCGGGCCGACGGGTTGCGGGCCTCAAAGATTTTTTTACCGATCTCGTAATTGGTGGCGGCGTTGTGGCGCAGGAACTCCGCGTCCGGTTTTTGGCCGGTGAACATGGGATTGTTGTGGGTAAAGACGACGTCGCGGGCCTCGACCACGCACCCGTCGGCGTAGGCGCGGGCGGTGAACTCGTTATCGGAAAAGATGCCGGAGCTGGCGTCGTACTCCGGCGCAAACAGCTGGCCCTGCTTCAGGTAACGGTTGCGGGTGAGGATGGCCAGGCACAGCAGCTGGTCCTGGCGGTGCCCGTCGCTGACGGCCAGAACGGATTCGCGGGTGGTGTCGCCGATGCGGTCGGCGACGATTTTGTCCCACCACAGCGGCGGATCCCAATCGTCGCTGCCTTGGATGATGATCTCCCCCCTGGCCTTTTCGGCGGCGCGGTTCCAGGCGGCAATGCAGCCGCCTTTTCCGGTGACGGTTCCCCAAGGCTTGAGGGCGGCGGCCTTGTCGTCGTCCTCGTCGGTGGCGTAGATCCATTCAATGCTTCCCGGATCGGCCGCTTTTTTCATCCACAGGATGCGGGCGTTGATGGCCTCCTGCGGCCGGCCGCGGGTGGCGTGGCAGACGGTGATCTTGACGGGCTTGGTTTTGCGCCACTGGGCCTCGATTTTTTCGGCCTCGGCCGTGTCGCCCACGGCGCGGGCGGCGGCGATGTACAGGTCAATGCACTCAAAATCATAGATCTGCCGCTGGGCGTTCCACTGGGTGATGCCTGGATCCGGCTGCACCATGGCGGCTTTCAGCAGGTGGAAGGCCGCGCCCCATTTGCCGGCGGACGCCTCCTCCCGGGCCATGTAGTAAAGCGCCTCCCGGCGGCCGGGGCTGGCCTGATGCGCCCGGGCGTAGGCGGCCATGCGCTGTTCCGTGGCGGCCTGGACGGCGCCGTAGTTGCACCAGCTCTCGTACCGCAAGGTGGGCTCCTGGCTGGGCCAGAGCGCGGAGACGTGGGACCAGGCGGAGGACTTGTCCCGCTGGCCGGAAAGAAACAGCTCCTGCTGCAGGTAGTACGCATACTTGCCGGCCTCGCCCAACTGGCTTTCCAGGATGCGCATGTTTCTGTCCGCGCTGGCGGGCTTGTAGCCGTCCACGTGGTGTTCGACCCACGGGTTCTGCTCGCCGACGACCTCGTATCCGGGGAGCGGCAACAGGGCCTCGTGCACGGCATAGTGCCAGCGGCCGGACCACGATCCGTCGGGCAGGCGTTTGACCAGGCGTTCCCTGACGGGGTTCAGCTTGGCGTTAAGCACGGCGTAGACGCCGGCGTAGATCCCCAGCTTTTCGCGCTCCTGCAGTGCCTTGATTGCGTTTTTCAGGCGTTCCTTGAGGCCGGCGGCAGGAAGGTCATCGGCATCGACCCACATGGCAAACTGCCCGGTGCAGGCCTCTAGGGCCGTCTGGCGGGCTTTCCCGAAATGATCGACGTGGGGCCAGCCGGCGTTGGCCGGATCGTTTTTGTAGTGGACGATCTTGGCGCCCTTGCTTCTGGCGATCTCCTCGGTGCCGTCGTCGTTCAGGCCGCCGCGGGCGATGCAGACGACGAGCTCGTCCGCGTATTTTTTAAAGGCGTCCAGGCAGCGGCCGATGTATTTGGCCTCGTTGCCGGCGATGAGATAGATGGAAAGTTGAGGATCTCGGGGCATGGCGGCTAACCCTCGCGCAGGCCGATGACGTAGCAGGCGTGGTTGGTATCCAGGCTGATGACGCGGTAGGTGACGCTGTTGACCAGCGCGGTGGTGCCGATGGACGGCGGCGTGGCCATGACGGCCTTGTCGGCGGTAAAGGTGGCGTTGAGGTCCAGATCGTAGCCGTGGAGCTCAAGGTTTTCCCGGCGGGTGATGGTGGAAAGGACGCCGGTGACGGAGGTGGCGCCGAAGGTGGCGGCGGTGCCGAACTGGTCGTAGGCGACGGCCAGGGCGTCTTTGAGGCAATCGGTGAACTCGGACATGTTAGGATCTCAGGTAAGGAGAAAGGGCGGCGGACTGATTGCTCAATCCGCCGCCCCTTCCAAGGAGGTTAGGCTCCGTTGATCCGCACGAGGCTGGAAGTCTCGCCGGCCTTCACGCCGTAGATCAGCGCGTAGGTCCGCTGCAGCTTACCGGTTTGCACCGAGTAGGCTTCGCGCACCTGGACGGACAGGCCCGTCCGGGGCTCGGTGACGACCGAGATGTCGCCCGGGATGGTGACGTTGGACGGCACTTCCGGAACGCGGGCCGCGATGAGCAGGGCTTCCCGCTGGGCGAAGAATCCGCCGAGGGTGATGCTGTTGCTGGGGATCGCGGAGTACTGGTTGATGTTGAATCCCGCCACGCTGCCGAGGCCGGCATTGCGGACGGCGTCGCCGCTGATCTGCGGATTCGCCACCACGTTGCTGTCCTTGAGGAGCGTGCCGAAGAACGCGGGCGAGAGCACCGCGTAGCGGTCGTTGGTCGGGACCTTGTTGTTGTTGAGGATCACGCCGGCCGAAACCGCCCAGGCGTAGCTGAACGAGGCCGAGCTGACGGTGATCGCGCTGGTGTAGCTGGAGCTGGTGACGAGCGCGAGCAGGTCGCCCACCATCTGCAACCCGAGGGCGTGAGCGGCGGCGCCGGCGAAACGCTCGATCAGGTTGATGTTGGAGGTGGTGCGCTCCTGGTCGTCCACGTCGTAGGAAACGTGCTTGAATTTGTCCAGGGTGATCTGCACGTCGGTCTGCGTGGCGGCGGTGGCGACGTAGCCATTGGCTTGGCTGTAGTCTTGGGCCGTCAGGGCACTGACGCGGTGGGTGTAGATGGAGGCGTTGAACTTCGCCGCGGAGTCGGAGAAGTCGGTGACGCTATTGCGGAGGAACGAGTAATCCGAAACCAGGATCTCCAGCGCGCGCTGGGCGATCACATTGGCATTGGTCGTTCCGAGTGTGTTGGCCATGTTATTGTCCTTCGGGCGTTAGACGCCCAGCTTGCGGAGAAGCTCCACGCGCTTGGCGTGGTTTTTCTCCTGGTTGAACTGCGTGAGGATCTCGGCGCGCGACACTTTGGCGTCCGCGTGTTGGGCCGGGACGGGCGCCGCACCCGCGGCATCCTTCTCGACCTTTTCTGAAAGTTGGGTTTTTTCCTCGACGGGCTGGGCGGCCATCTCGGACTTCTCGTCCTTTTTGGCGCCCATGTCCTCGACGGCGTCCTCGACCACGTCCTTTTTCATGTAGCCGAGGATTTCGGCCAGCATGCCGGCGATGTCGCCCAGGGTGGGCTCGGCGGCCTTGGTTTCCACGGCGGGAGCGGGTGCCTCGGCGGCGGGCGCCTCGGCCAGCTCGGCCTTGGGGGCTTCCGTCGCGGCGACGGCGGGGGTTTCGGCCTTAATTTCGGGGGCCGGAGCGGGGGCGCTCAGCTCCTCTTTTTTCGTTTCCACAATGGGTGTGTCCATTTGAGGTTTTGAAAAGGTGTCAACTGGTAGACGGGAAAAGGCGCTGAACATGCCGGCGGGGTTGGCGGCCGGGGTGGTGACCACGGAGACGTCGTAGATCTCGGTGACCCGGGCGTAGCGGTAGCCGTCCTCCTTGTCCTCGGGCACGCCGGAGAACGTCAGGCTGAGGCCGAACTGGTCGGGCATGATGTTGGCCAGGCTGGCCACGTAGCTGGCCTTGTCGTTATCCAGCAGCGTCAGGTCGCCGAGCAGGCGGTTGCCCTGGATCTTGAAGTTTTCGACGTAGCCCAGGATGTCCATGACCTGCTGGGCGCCGTGGCCGTTGGTGACCTTGATCCGGCCCATGGACTGGGCGACGGCCAGGGCCTGCTGCAGGCTGGTGTCGTCGATAAGGAGGTTGTGACCCTTGGCCTCGCCGGCCGTCAGGATGGAGACGTTGTTGAGCTTGGTGGCCATACGGGCCACGAAAATGTCAATGGCTGGGGGTTTGTCCGGCGTCGGCCGCGGCGCCCATGTCGGAATAGGCAGGCAGGCCGGTGGAGATGTTTTTTGGTTTTTCGCACCCGGCAAAAAGCAGGCAGACCAGCGCCAGCCGAATCACTTTTTCTTTTTGGCGGGCTTGTTCTTTAGGCCGACGGCCTTGGTGACCATGTCCAGCTCCTTGTCGGAAAGCTGGTAATCCGGATCGTCCTTCATGGTAAAGGCCTCGGTCTTGGCCGGCAGCACTTCCACCTTGGCCTGCATGGCGACGGTCTCGGTCACGTTGGCCACGAGCTCCTCCGGGGCGGCCGGGGTCTGCACGGGCTCGGGCTGGGCGTTTGGCTCCCCTTGCCCGGCATCGGAAACAGCCGCTTGTTTGGGAGCCGGGCTCAGTGCGGCAATAAACTTTTTCTCGCGGTCCATCTGCTCGATCTGTTCCTGCCAGTCCAAGCCCAGCTCACCGAAGTAGTCCTGCAAGGTGGACAGGCCGGCCTTGTAGTCCTCGCGGGCTTGCATGGCCTCGCGGCCGGCGTCCACGGTAAGGCTCTTGGGCGTCTGCCAGGAGACGCGGTCGTAGTCCTCCACCTCGGGCAGATCCCCGGCGGCGATGGCTCGGGCGATGAAGTAGCGCCAGGCCTTGTTGCAGAAGCGGTCGATGAGCAGGCGTTGACGCTGCTCAAACCGGCGCTGGGCCTTGGCCACCACGAAACGCATGCCGGCCCCACCGACGGACGCGGGGTCGTAGACAAACTCGGGCGGAAGATTCAGACCCAGGGCGATGTCGCGGATAAGGAACTTGGCGAATGGCTCAAAGCTGGATCCGGGGCGGGACGGCGCAAGGTTCTCAATCTTTTCCCCGGGGGCCAGGCGCGGGATGTTGGCGGAGCTGGTGATCTCCTCGCGGGCGACATCGTTCTCGGAATCGCGGGCCTGGATCTTGCCGAAGAATCCGCCGGTGTTGGCCAGCGGGTCGCCCTCATGGCTGGTGATGACGGCGGCAATGGAGCTCTGCACCTTCAACGCGTCTTTTTCAAATTCGGTGACGAGTTTGAGATCGCGGAGGTGATTGAGGGCGCGGGACAGGCCGGACGCGCCGCGGATCTGGTCGGGCCGCTCGATCTCCATGAGGTGGATGACGAGGTCGGCGGCGAGCTTGCGGTAATTGTCGTTGGCCTCGATGAGGTAGGCGGTGGGCTCGCCTAGCTTGCCTAGGAACACGCCGTCGGTGGTGCCGTAATCGTCGCCCTCGCAGACGCGGTGGGCCTCGACCACCTGCAGTTTTCCGGAATCGGTCATGACGACAAAGACGTCGCCGTCGATGTCGATGGAGCGGGACAGGGCCATGAGGAGATCGGTCCAGGTCATGCGGCCGGTGACTTCGGGAGCCGGGGCGATGACGTCGCGCCAGTAGGCCTCGGCCAGCTGGCCGAACTCGCCGTCGGTGCCGCGGTACTGGGGGCGCAGGCCGGGCCCGATGGAGTAGGCGGCGATGGAGTCGACGGCGCCTTTGACGATCCCGATGTTGCGGTACATGTGGCGGGCCAGCTTAAGGAGCTCGGTCCGGGTGGATTCGTTCAGGTCGATCTTGGAATCGCGGGCGTGGGCGCCGTAGATGATGGGCCGCTTGCGGGAGAACCCGGCACCCTCGTAGGGTTGAAACGTGGAGATGCCGGCACCGTAGCCGGCGGCAAAGGCCTTCACCCCTGCCCCGATGCGGCCGACGAGGGAAAGTTTTTTAGGAGTCGTAGACATTGGTAAAGGCGCCGGTGGTGCGGGAGACGCGGGCTCCGTTAAGGAAATCGATGGCATCCTGAAACAGGACCACGCGGTCGGAGGGCTTGAGGTCGATCTGAAAGCTGGCGGACTGGCCGCCGGCGGAGCTGCCCACGACGGCGCGGCCGGAATCGACGCCGGTCATTGCGTTGTCGCGCATGGTTTCCAGGCTACGGATGGCGGAGGCCGTGACCCCCGAGGCTGACTTGAGCTCGTTGAGGGCAACAGCCCGCGAGAGAGCGCGGGGAAAGGAGGCCATCGAAAAGGCTTGAAGGTGTCAACGGTGGGGCAAGAATAATGGCATGAAAATCACAGACATCACGGTCCCGGTGTTACAGGCCATCAGTGACTTTTTCAGTGACGACACAAACTACGTCCTGGCTGTTTTTGCCATCTTTGTGCTGATCTGCGTTTGGGCGGGAATCCAGGTCCGGGATTGGCGGCGGGCGTTGCGCCTGAAAAAAGAGGGAGACGTCAGCCTGCAGGCCGCGCAACTAGAGGTGCAGCATGCGATTCTGGAGCGGCTTAACGACCAGTCGATCAGCGAGGAGGAGCGGACGGTGCTTCTCCAGCAGTTGTCCCGCCCAGGGCGGAACTAGCCTCGCTGGCAGCTGTTGGCGTAATGATGCGGCCGTACACGGCCCACCCGGCTAGGTAGGTTTCGCAGTCGTATAAGTGATCTTGCCGCTGTTTGATTCGCACCCATTCGTAAAGATCGCGGCCGGTTTTGCGGTTAATCCGGTGAACTTTTTTATGGGAGGACATGTGCTCGCGGTACTGCGGGCTAACGTCGTGGGGAATTTCCCAAAGCGGCCCATGCCCTCGCCTTAGCCAAGCCAGCAGGTCCTGGCATCCTGGCGAACTTAACAGGATCAGCATGCAACCGGCGTCGGTCGGCTGCGGGGAGCTGTGCACGGATTTCATGCGGCCGCGTGGCGTTTCAATAAAATAATTGGCCCGCTCCTCCCCCTTGATTGCCGTCCATCGGTAACGGGCGCAGATGCGGTAGCTGTCCTGCGTCTCGTAGCCTGAATCCATGCAAACGTGCTCGGGCCGGACGCCTTGCGCGTCAAGGTGGTGAGCTAAGTCCTCAATGGTTCTGACGTGCCCCTCGTCCCAAAGCCGGCTGGATCCGTCCGGCATAAAGGCACGAACGACGAACCAATAGCCGTCAATCTGGCGGTCGATGGCTGCAAGTTTTAGGTGCTCCTGCGGCCACTGCTGCTTTTTGGCAAAGCCGCCAACCGGAATCTGAACACTGGCGTCGTCATCAAACTGATCGTCCCACGGCTGGGCGGCCCATCCATTAACCCACCCCTGCAGGCCGTGCAGGTAATGCTTTTCCGTAAGGAACTTTTTACAAACATCGGCAAAGGTGACGGTCGGGCTGTACCACGACGGAAGGCGCATGCTGCGCCTTCCGGACTCGGCGCCCGGATTGCCGGCCACCCACCTGCCCTGCTCCACGGATTTCCTGCGGTTACCCTCGCCCCACTTTGCCTTGCAGGACTCGCACTCGTAGTGCGCTGATTCGGACACTCGCCGCAGATCCCATTTGCCGTCGGGCAGCCGCGCGTCCTGGTCCCAGCGCATTTGCGAGAACTCCATCGGCTGCATGTGGCCGCAGGCATGGCAAGGCACGTGAAAAAGTTCCTGAGTCCCCGCAATGTAGTTCTGCCAAATGTCCCCGGTGGCCAGCGTAGGTGTGCTGGTCAGGACGTGCTTTCGCTGTGGAAAGGACTTGGTCCGCTCCAGCGCCAGGCTGTAGGCGCTGGCGTTTTTATCGTCGGCGGGGGCAAAGGAATCCAATTCGTCTAAGACTCCTATGCAAATCGGACGCGAGCTAAGATTGGCCGGACTATTACTGCCAACCAAGGACAACGTCATAGTCGTAAACTGCATTTCAAGGTTCTTGTAGTCGTCGCTGTCGCGTGGGAACACGGCCCGCACCGGTTTGCA